TCAATTATGGGAAGTTATTTTCTCGTAATCTTTTTCAGCTGATATATTATGAATATCAATTAATCTTAAGAATAATGATAAACTTCTTCTAAAATATGAATAATAACCTAAATCACACATTACTTTAACAAACGTAGATATATCTATTAAATCACTGTTGTTAATCATTTCTATTATTTCTTTAACTATTTCATTTTCATCTTTATTAAAGGAATTCATTTGTTTTATTAATTGCTTTTTAAGATTACCTTTAACTTCATTAATATCATATTGATATTTGGTATCATCATTAAAATGAATTAAATAGTCTAATGCTTTTTCAAAATTCTTGCAATTTTGAATGTAATTAGGAGTAATGCCTAATTCTTCAGCAAGAGAAGAAGACCACCTAGCATTATTAAATTCTAGCACTATATGAGTATGTGCTTTTTTTAATTCATTATCTTTATTAATATCTTTATCGTGAACTATATATGCATAATTTTCATAATTATTTTTAATGTAATCTAATGCTTTAATATGCGTATCATCTTCGCTTGTATATAATAATAAGCAAAATCTCCTACTTCTAAATTTTTCCATTAATTCTCCTTTGACACTGTGACATTAATTTTTTAATAGCCTGTGTCAGACTTTTTATTGATTTTTATTGATTAAATAAGGGTTTTAATTTAGTTTTGACACTGACACTGACATTTCTATTAGTCGTAGTACTATAGAAATGTCTATCTACCCCCCTCCCCTTGTCAAAGGGGATTGCATGAAATTTTCAAAAAAAATTAAGAATTTCTTTCAAAAATTTCACGCTCTTCTTGTTACTTGATATTCAACATTGGTAGTAGTTAGCTTTCGTTAGTGGTCACGAGTTCTCGTGAAACCACTAACTCTTCACTTGCTCAAAAGTATCATAACTATCTGCAATTTTTCTGTTACATTTTGAAATAGTATACTCTAAAAGTGGTGCTATATACTCATTTTCCATGTTGTCCCACTTCATTTGTTCTGCATCATTAAAAGTCTTAAGTAAAATACCTAAACCTAGAAAATTAATCATTTTACAATCAATTTGATATCTACAATATCTTCTTAAAGTTATATTAATTTCAAGCCATTCTTGGGCTGTAGTAATAAAAATAATACGTCTTTTTCGCATTTGGCTTAAAAAATCTAACACATCAGTATTAATTTTAGATGATTTAGTTAAAGCCGTAAAAATTTCATCATAGAAAATAATACAATCTGTTTTATCACGTAATTTTAATAACTCATCAAATCCATTAAAATATGTATAATTAACACCTTTTATAGTTTTAATATTTGCGTAAATTTCTTTATCTTTATTATCTTGTAAAAATTCAACAGCTGAGTAAGTCTTTCCTTGACCTTGTTTCCCACAATAACAATATACACCAAATTTACCCCTACTCGGTGAAAAACCTTTGCGAAGAAAAGTCTTCCATTTAATACGAGTTTTACGTAAAACAATTATTAATATTATAATTATAGTGATTAATAAAAATATTAGCATTATAAATACCTCCTATGGTTTAATTTTGTCATACCATTTAATAGCTAATTTTATTGTAGAAAATAGTAAAGGTGCTGTTAATTTAAATGTGAAATATAACACAATTAATGAAAGCAACTCACTAGGAAGTCCTAACGCTGATATCATCCACCCTATCCCACTTCCAATTAAATTGAAGAAATTAGCTACAGACGTAAGAGCTGTACTTAAATCTGGTAATAATGTTCCAATTAACACATCAATTGGACTTAATAAAATCTGAACTAATGAAATAATTAAGTTCATAATTCCATTTAATATAGCTTGTATCAAAGCTCCATCACCTCCACTTCATCCTTATCTGGATCTTTAAAACCTTTAACCATTGCAAATATATTAACTGCTATGTAATAACCAACAAATCCAGTTACAACAATTTTATATATTTCATATATTCCACTAAATTTACTTTCATAAATTTCACGCATACATGGTAAATTTAATGGCTGATTTACAAAAGGTAATTGTAAATTAAGTGGTGTACATGATTTACTTGTCAATGATTTAATAAGATTTAAAGGAGATGTAATTATTCCAGTTAGTCCGTGATTATTATTTTGAAAATTATTAAAAAATCCACCCGCTTTATCTTTTGACTGATTTACATTATCATTAGTAATATCTTGATTTAAATTAGTTATATTTTGATTAGTTTGATTTATGTTATTGGCTATAGCTATTCCACTTAAATCTGCTTTGTAAGTAAATGGCTCATACCCATAATTAAAAGAAATAAACTCATATACATTTGAACCTTGAGTATACCAAGCTAATTGAATTGGTCTATTAAGCCAAACGACACCATTACCATTACCATAATTATATACACTAGTTTGTATTTTGAAAGTCACTACAAATTTCCTAGCAGTAGTAATATAAGCACTATCAGAAGTAATTGTACAAGTTTCATTTGTATTATAGACTTTAATTTCACTTATAGTTGAATTCCATGTAGTAACACTGTTTATTAATCTATCATTATAACTACCAAGTGCACTACATAGTTCTACTTTTCCATAAGTAGGAGCGTTCCTATCAGGAGTAGATGTATCTTTTTCAGTAATATTTAAAGCCATACTCATATTAGCTGGAGTATAGTAACTATTCGGAGATACTATACTTCGTCCGTTTATCGTATAAGTAAAATCTGAACCAATAGCATGAACTTTAAAAAATGGAATAAATAATAATAATAAAAATAAATATTTTAATTTTTTCATAGACCACCTTTTTTAAATAATTTAAAGAATATCTTTAAAGGAATTATTATAGTTATTATTGTAAGTATTAAAAATATAATTAATATCTTGTCAAAATCATATCTATAATATATAGTATCTGTTAACTCACTTTGTGAAACACATTGTGGTAATACTGACCATGTAGAGTATGTTTCATAACCAGTTGTACTGATATAATCTGATTTAATATAATAATCTGTATAATATGTTGTTGTATTAATTTGTGGTTGTGTGTGATAAGCTCTTATAATATCTCCATTTATTAATCTTACGCATGGATAACTACTTTTATTTGGTACGTATAATTTCATCTTTTATTTAACAAAAGAGAGCCTACACAATCAAATAATATATAAATACCTAAAATACCAGGTATTAAATAAACTAATTGTTTTAAAAATTCTATAGCTGCATCAAACATTATTTATTTTTTAATGGGTAGGGAGCTTTTAAGCTCCCCTAATAATTACATTCTAACTTTACCTTTTGCAGCACCCTTGATTAATTTTCTTAAGAAATATAATGCAAGGCTTACTGGTACCATTACTACGATAAATGGTACTAAATCTGCTACAATAGCGAAGAATTTATCAACTGTTAAAGCTGTAGTAATTGCTGTTATAACTGCTCCCATTTTTTCTCCTTTCTACTATTTTTAAAATAGTATCTTTTTTATTCTTTCCCACTTCGTCGGTTTTTTAACTTCTCTTAACCAACTTAATCTTGAGAAGTAGTTGTCTATAGAATATAGTTTATAATCATCTTCGTTTAATTCTAAAATCGCTACTATCTCCCACCCTACCGATTTAATAGAACCTACTCTTTCATTAATTCCTAACTCTTCTCTTATCCTAGTAAAGTATGTATCTTTCTTTCTATAAAGTAATACGTACATTATTAATAATAAGTGCTGTAGGTTTGATATTTGTTTTTAATGGATTTCTTTGACTAGGTGTTCTCATAAATTCTAATGTTGCTTTTTGCATAATATCAGAAATTTTTAACTCATTAAAAACTGAATAATTAACGAATTGGTCTATTACTCCAAATCCTTTAAATGCTTTATTATCAGCTAAAGCTTCTTTGTCTAACGGAATTAATTGTAATCTAGTTCCTTTAGATTTTTCAGTTTCGTATTGTAAAGCATTTAAAACTACTACATTTAGTTCTTCTGTCATTTTTCTTCCTTTCTTTTGTACCTTTTAAGATACAAATTATCTAAATAGTACACCTTATAAGGTACGATGTCAATAGGAGGTATTTAAATTGTTGAGGTTAAAGGATTTAAGAGAAGACCAAGACTTAACACAACAAGATATTGCTAAAATTTTAAATACAACAAGAAATCAAGTCAGCAAATGGGAAAATGAAATTCAAGAAATGGGAATTTATAAAATTATTAAATTAGCTAAATTTTATAATGTATCTGCTGATTATTTATTAGGTCTTACTAATGAAAAAAAGAAACTATATAAATAGTCTCTTTTAATTTTATGGGAAGTTTAAAGTTTTTGATTATATCAATTATGCGAAGTTAAATTCTTGAAAGAGAAAACCATAATATTTAATTATTATGGTTTATCTTTTATCAAATGGAAATATCTTAAATTCTACACGACCTATAATATTATTCTTCATTATAGTTCCAAAGTTTCTACTATCATAAGAGTTATATCGATTATCTCCCATAACAAAGTATTCATTATCTTTTAAAGTTATTTCATCAAAATCATATGATGCTGTATATGAATTAATATAATTTTCTTTTACTTCTTTGTTATTAATATATAATTTACCATTTTCTACTTTTATTTTATCATTTGGAAGTCCAATAACTCTTTTGATAAGATCATTATTTCTATATTTTAATACTATCACTTCTCCCCTTCTAATAGGTTTAAAACTGTATATAATTTTATTTAAAAACATAAAATCATTATTTTTATATTTAGGATTCATACTATCCCCTTTTACTAAAATAAAATTAAAAACAAATATTTTTAATATAATAATAATAATAACTATTGTTATAAACTTTTTTTCTTTTTTTATTAATTCTAATAATTTTTTCAT